GTTTGTCAATCGGAAGAGTGGTACGATTGGTTAACTCGACGATTTTGTTCTTGCGTCGGTCTGGTTTGACTCCGGTGTGGGGTTTTATCTTGCAAAAAGAATGCGCAGCGTTGTCGGGTTTCGTCATACGAACGTGTTTACGGATGACTTCGCCATTGACAACTGATTCATGCGCGGCTTCAAGTGGCAGCTCAGCGCAGAAATTGGGGCACTCGAGTAACTGGCTGACAAAAGTGCAACCGTCCAACCAACGCAGGAACGATGCGTAGTCGAAGTATGGCATGTCGTGCTCGACGATAGACGTCATCCAATCACCGGGCAGGTTCGGGTATTGGGACGAAACTTCGTCGGTTGTTCGGAAACCTCGCAACTCACGTCGGATAGTCTCGACGCTTAGTGAGCTTGTGCTGAGGGCATTGTACTTCTGAATCAGTGGACCCAGGATAGGTGTGTTGCTGTCACTGAGTGCGAATTGGAGGAGTTTCGACCCGAGTTTTTCGACGGCAGTCACGTTTGGTGGCAGTGTTATCGTAACGTGGAGTTTCTTCAAATGCCGCGCTACAGAACACATTGATGAAGATTCACCGAACCAAACATCGGGGCTATAGACGCGGGATAAAAACGTCACGCCGGCTTTGCCACGAGCAATGGTGTCGATTTCCAAGGATTGGCCGACCATTTTGGCGGCTTTTGTGTACGATTGAATGCTGATGTTAGGTGTCAGGCCATCGTCACCGCCGTATGCGCCGAGGAGTTCCCACGATTCGCGAGGTGTTCTGAACTCGCCTGATTGACCATAGGAGTTGTCAGTCTCGCGACGCATGCCACGATGAGCCAAAAAGGCCACGAAGGCGCATGCTAAAGAGTTGAAACATGACGTCTCGGGTGAGCCAGATGCTCTGGCGGTTCCGCCGCAGAATTTCCACTCATCCATATAGCCCGCGATGTTGTATTGACTATTCATTAAATCGACAATTTCTTCGTGGTGGCGTGGGTGAAAAAGACGCATCATGGCAGCGTGTTCCAAGAAACGGAGAGCTTCGCTCACGTGCCCGTCGAACCTGCTAAAATCAGTGTTTGACACGTTGTCCGCATTTGAGCAGATGACGGCGACGCGCTGCGCGATTTCCAGTGGGGTTCGGCTGAATGCATACCAGTCAGTGGTTTTTAATAGCTCAGCAAAAGTATAAGTGTAACGCGAATAGTCACGTTTGTCGCAGCCATTGATCGTGGCTATGACACGCGGATTCGATGTTTTGGAATAAGACTCTTTCTTGATGAAACATGATAGCACGGATTTCCGGTACGAGTGACCGGGTCGTTGATCAGCTTCGACCAAGATCCGTCGTTGGGCGGGCCGATTTTGTTTTTCCCACACGTCGTCGAAGCTGGCAGGTACGCCTAGGTGTGACTCAGGAATGAGCAGTTCTATGAATTCATTTATGCATCGTAACATGAATGGTGTTAGCGAAGCCTTGCCACTAAAGTTAGTTATGCGTGAACGGATGGCGTCTTCGGAATTCCCGGAAGATAAACTCGGC